GAACAGGTGGGATTCCCCGATGGGTGTATGGGTGGGCCGGGGCTGATGGCCACTGCCTATGATGGCTTCAAAGCGCGTGAGCGCAGGAAAGCCAAAGAGAAGTATAGGGGTAGGCAAAAGAACCGTGCCGGCGGTGCAACCTGTGGAGCCAAGACGCGTGCCGGCAAATCTTGTCAATCGCCGGCAGGCTGGGGCACCAATCACTATGGCGTGGGTGCGTGCAGATTCCACGGTGGTCTACTGCCCAATCACGTCAAAGCAGCAGCTAAGAACGAATATCGCAAGTTGCTCGGCATACCAATTGAGGTCTCGCCCGAAGAGGCTTTGATGAACTGCATCAAGATCCGCTCGGGTGAGGTGAAGTGGCTGAGTGACGCGATGGCCAAACTACAAGAGAAAGACTGGACGGAAGAGACGTTCGCAGGGAAGCAATTTCACCTGTTCGCCCGTGAGCGGCAGGCTGCCTTGCGAGATGTTGCGAAGTTCTCACAGATGGCGATCTCGCTCAACATCGACGAGCGCCGAGTGAGAATCCTGGAGACCTATGGCGAGACGATCGCCAATCTCCTGCGTGGCATCCTTGACGAGCTCATGCCGCATATGAACGATGAGGGACGTAAGAGCGCACCACTGATCGTGCGTCGTCACCTACTCGCCATTAGCGGCGGAGTGCCCGTTGAGGAACACAGGACCGACCAAGAAACAGCCAAAGTCGCGCGCCGTAGCTAGGCCTGCAGCGAGGCCACCGGCCTCGGCGTCCGTGCTGCCCTCCTCGGTGGTGGACATCGCGTTGGAACGGTTGTTCCCTGGCCCAACTCCGTATGCACTCGATCCTGCGCTGTGGGCCAAGGAGAAGCTTCACCGTTTCTTGTGGACCAAACAGATCGAGATTCTTGACGCGCTCAAGGAGCATCGCATGGTCGCGGTCAAATCTTGCCATGGTCCGGGCAAGTCCTTCAGCGCGTCTGTGGCTGGTGCGTGGTGGCTTGATCCGGATGTGCACCCTCTCGGGAGTGCCTTCCTGGTCACCACCGCGCCCAGCTATCCGCAAGTTGAGCAGATTCTCTGGCGCGAGATAGCGCGACGCCATAGGGAGGGGAGGCTGCGTGGGCGGATCACCAAAGACTGCAAGTGGCACATGGGAGAAGTTGGCGCGGTGCGCGCTGATGCGAGCGAGGAGATCATTGGTATTGGTCGCAAACCAGCGGACTACGACGACGACACCTTCCAGGGCATACACGCCCGCTACTTCATGGCTATTCTTGATGAGGCCTGCGGCATCCCGGAGTCACTGTGGAACTCGGTTTTGGCTCTTGCGACTAACGAGAACAGTCGTATCTTGGCCATCGGCAACCCGGATGATCCGAACTCCAGGTTCGCTCAGATTTGTAAACCAGGGTCCGGATGGCACCTCATTTCAATCAGTGTTTGGGATACACCCAACTTCACTGAGGAGGTGTTGCGTGAGTTCTCCGATATGGGAGCAGTGCCCGATGGGCACTACCTACGTTCCGATGAGTGGGTGCCGGATGAGGTGGCGGAGGGTCTCGTCTCGCCGCAGTGGGTGCGTGACCGGATCAAGGACTGGGGAATTGGTTCCCCGATTTACCAGTCCAAGGTCAACGGTGAGTTTCCCGACATCTCGGACGAGTACCTCATCTCGCCTGCCCTGATCGAGCGTGCTCATAGAAACGAGCTCTCGGGCTTTGAGATGGGACGCTACGGCCTGGACGTTGCGCGCTACGGTCATGATAAGACCGTTCTGTACCGCAACCGTGGCGGGGTGGTCAGGCTGGTGGAAGCCTGGGCGAAGTATGACACGATGCAGACGGTGGGGCGTGTGATCAGCCACATCCGCAAGCATCCCACCGTGCGTGTGCCGATCAACGTGGACATCATTGGGGTAGGCTCAGGCGTGTTCGATCGAATGCGCGAACAGAGATTTCCTGTCGCCCCGTACCAGGGCAGTCAGCGCGCTGGTCGTCCGGATAAGTTCAAGAACCGGCGCGCTGAAACCTGGTGGACATTCCGGCAGCTGATGGAGGATGATCTGATTGATCTTGATCCTGCCGACGAAAAGCTGGCGGGTGAGTTAGGATCAATCAAGTGGGGCACCGACTCGGCAGGTCGCATCTATATCGAGAGCAAGGAAGATATGGTTGCGCGTGGTTTGCCCTCACCGAATCACGCAGACGCTGCTGTGATGAGTACGGTTGAGCCGGCAGTACTGAGTCCAGAGCTCGCCAATCGGCAGCGCAGTGTGACCAGCGACTTGCTTGAGAAGGTTATGTGAGTGTGAATGGGGAGAATGCACGCGATGCAGCACTCAGACGTGATCGTGAAGCCCGTGAGCGGCTCAGTAATGATCCCATCGCTCAGATCAAGATGCAGCGTCGGGAAGGTACTCTGTATGACCAGCATCTTCACCCACGACGTCATGTACTCAGCGATCCATCCCCGCCTGAGCGTGCGGCTCTTGCTGGTCTTGCATCGGGTCTTACCTATCAAGAAGTGGCGGAGATTCAGGGGATTGATGTTGAGACCGTCAAGACGCAGCTCAAATCTGTTCGTGTTAAGCTGGGCGCTCGTAACTCCGTGCAGGCGGTTGCTATGGCCGTAAGGGAGGGCATCATCCCGTAGTGGGCGGCACGACCACCAACTTCGCGCTGCGTTATCCCACTGCCTCTGATCCGGCAAATGTTCCGTCGGATATGCAGAATCTCGCCTCTGATGTAGATTCGGCGCTTCTGCACCCAGACATGACGTATCGCGGTGACTACGTTGGAACCACCACCTACAACGATGGTGACATCATCGTTGGTCCGGATGGTGTGATCTATCTCTGTGTAAAGAATGGTACAGTTGGATCATCGCCAGCACCGTTCGGCGCAGGCTTCGGTGGTGTCCCTACACCAGCAGTCAATGGACAGTGGATCAAGGGCGTCGGCGGCGCGGCCGTCTGGGCGGCGATCACGCCCGCAGATATCGCCGGGTACCCGGCCGACGGGACGAAGTACCTCGCCGGGAACGGCACCTGGAAGGTGCCGCTGGGGACAGTCCGCCTGTGGGGCAGCGGGGCGGGGAACGGCAGCTTCACCGGCACCGTCACGCTGCTCTCCGGTGTGAGCGTTCCCGCGACCGGCACCTGGGAGATGGGCTGGGGCGGCTTCTTCGCCTCGGGAGCATCCGGGGGGTTCGTGACGGCGACGCTGCTGCGTAACGGCTCCCAGCTCGGGTCGCAGATCACGAACTTCGGGTCCGGCCCGGCCGACCTGGTGTTCCGCGTCGCGCTCACCGCCGGGGACACGCTCTCGATGACGGGCACCTGGTCTGCCGCCAACACCGGCGGCGTGACCAACCCGTTCATCACGGGCGTGCAGGTGGCGTGATGAGCGTCGAAACGCCAGAGCAGGAGACGGCCCCGAACCCGACGACGACGCCGTGGGTACCGATGGGACCAGGCGGTATGGGTGTGCCGCTGCCGGTTACGAATGGACAGTGGATCAAGGGTGTAGGCGGTGCGGCCGTCTGGGCAGCTATTGGAACGGCTGATCTTCCGACCGGGATTCCGGCGTCCAATCTCGCGGGGTATCCCAGCAACACAACGACGTTCCTGCGCGGTGACGGCTCCTGGGCGGCACCCGCACCCGGTGCTGGCGGGTTGCTGACGTATCGCAAGACGACCGCGAGGTCTGCACTCAATACGAATGTTGCCACTGATCTTCTCAACGGAGAAATCACTATCGCCGCGAACGCAATCGGGGCGACCGGAATCCTGCGCTTTGAGTTCTTCGGAGACAAGCTCAACAACAGCGGACTCACCTCCTTCTGCGACCGCTACCAGCTGATCTTCGGCGGCGTGACGCTGATCGACACGGGAGGCGCGGCCGGAACTGCTGTTCTCACGACGGCAGCTACCAGGTATCCCTGGGCCGTGCGCGGGACGATCGCGAACACCGCAACCAACGCTCAGGTTGTCACCTTCGAGTTCCTTATGAAGACCAACAACACCACCAGCGCGAATACCACTGCGTTCACGACGGGTGAAGGAGTCTACGACGTGCAAGCGACAACCCACATGGCGCACGCTGTGGGCTACAACACTGGCGCGGTCGATACGACGGCCGCGTGCGCTCTTGTTCTCAATGTCATCAACGGCACCAGCACCGCCACCAATGAGACGAAGCTTACGAGTGCACTCGTGGAGGTTCTGTGATGCCTGAGTGGTATCAGAAGCCGTATCCGATGGGACCACTCGTTGTGGTCAAAGGTTTTCCGCGTCCTCTGTTTCCGCCGGACGCCGCCAAGCAGGGCAAGAAGCCCAGCAGCGACGGTCTCGATGTGGTCGCATACAAGCGCGCGATCAGCCGTCTCGGCAGATGGCCGTGGACCACGTTCGACGATACATTCTCAAATAACTTCTCTCATGGCAAGTCTGGCAACGTCAAGGACACTGGCGTAGCCGGGTTCCAGCGACAGCAGCACATCGACGCTACAGGGTGGGTTGGACAACCCACATTCAATGCGCTGCGTGCGTGCAAGGTCCCGGACGGTCTGCCAAATGCCGGCAAGCCCGCCTTTGACGCAGAGTGTGTCCGACTCATCAATCTTGCCTACACCAAGTACAAGGGCAGCGAACCTAATTCGGCTGACGGCAGCACACGGCAAGCCGCACTCAAGAAGGCCATTACCCAGATTGGGGTTGTCGAATCGCCTCGTGGTACTAATCGTCAGAAGTACGGGGTCTGGTATGGCATGAACGGAGTGCCGTGGTGCGCTATCTTTGTCTCGTGGTGTTATGAGAACAGCGGGAAGGCATCACCATCGTTCGCAGCCGGTCGGTACTACTCCTACGTCCCTAACATCGTTGGGGATGCCCGTCAGAAGCGTAACGGTCTTGTCACCACGGGCGATCCCATCCCTGGTGACCTCGTTTGCTACGACTGGAATCGGGACGGAGTACACGACCATGTGGGCATCTTCGAGAAGTGGACCTCTGGCCGCACTGCGTTCTCGGCGGTCGAGGGCAACACTGGCGCAGCAAACGCATCTAATGGAGGACAAGTCATGCGTGCCACCCGCTATCTGGGCGGCATTGGCGTGGTATTCGTCCGTGTCGCAGAGCCCAAGGCATAAAGGAGGAATGATGGGTCTACAGGATGCAGCGGATCGTCTGGAGGAGGCCGCACGGGCAGTCAGCGAGATCGACTTCTCTGCGGAGAAGGAGGCGGTAGCAGGTTCGATTCACACGATCGCATCGGCTCTCAATTTGGTGTCCACGGCGCTCGAGAATGCTGCCAATGCATTCCGCGAGACATTTAGCCCAGAGCCGACGCCGCTGCCGGCGGACACAGACGAAGTAGGGGAGGACGACGAGGCGGCTGAGTGAGTGATTGTCGCGTTCAGTCAAGGGGGATTCAACGATGCGATGGTTGCTATCAATGGCGCGCAGATCGTAGCGTTGATCGGCATCGGCATCTATCTGTCGAAAGTCTCTGAGCGCCTGGCACGGTTGGAAGAAGCAAGACGACAGCAAGAGCGGAAGGAGAATCATGTCAGTTCCGACAAAGGGTAAGAGAGGTGGCAAGATCAATCCGGGCGGCATCAAGAATCCCGGAAGCGCAACACCGCACATGGCGCACGGTGGCGGCGGGAAGAGCAACGTCAAGATCAAGTAATGGCCCCTGTAGGCAGACCACGTACAACTACGCGCCAGGGATCACGCGCGCCTACAACTGAGCTCGGCTTCCCCGATCTCGGTCTTGGCGGCTATGGGGTTGCGGGGCCAGCCTCGCCTCTGTTCGGTCCCACTGGTCCCTGGCGCATGTATGTGGACGAGTGGGAATATGTCCCTGAGCTGCGCTGGCCGACTAACGTGCGCTTGTATGACCAGATGCGGACTGATTCACAGTTGTCTGGATTGCTGACGGCGGTGATGTGGGGCATCGCACAGTTGCGCTTCGTGATTGATCCTAACGGTGCTCGTAAGGCATTGGTTGATGAGGTCGCCGAAGATCTCAATCTGCCGCTCCTAGGTGAAGATCCGCAGCCGATCGGTCGGTTGAAAGGGAAGTTCTCGCACAGCAAGTTTGTAGTGCAGGCGATGCTGGCGGCGATCTACGGACACAACTTCTTCGAGCAGGTGGGGCAGATCGTTGACGGCAAATGGCGGCTGCGTAAGCTCGCGCCGCGTCCACCGCAGACCATTCGGCAGATCAACATCGATCCCAAGGGTGGTCTGGTTAGCATTACTCAGTGGGCACCTGTTGGCTGGAACTTTCAGGAGCCGCAGCAGTGGCAGGGCTACATCGGTGGTCCCGAGATCCCCGTGGACAATCTTGTTGCTTTCGTCTTCCAGCAGGAAGCAATGTCTTGGACCGGTCGCAGCATGATGCGCGACTGCTACAAGGACTGGATTATCAAAGATCGTGATCTGCGCGTGGAGGCTATCAATCACGAGCGTGCCGGCGGTGTTCCTTATGCGGAGGGTGCGCAGGGGATGACGGACGATGAGCTTGCTAGCCTGAATATGCTGATGTCTCAGTTCCGGTTGGGAGAGAACTCGGGGCTGGCTGTGCCGTTCGGCACCAAAGTAAACATCGCGCGGGGAACAGGCAGTGACGTAGACAAGACCATCAAGCGCCTGGATGAGTCCATGGCGCGACGGTTTTTGTTACAGCTGGTCAACTTGGCGCAAGGCGGACAGCATGTAGGCTCGTATGCGCTGAGTGAGACATTTGAGGACTTCTTCCTTGTTGGTCAGCGTCACATCGCGCAGTGGTACTGCGACACGATGATCGAGCACGTGATCGAAGACATCGTGGACTGGAACTACGGCGAGGATGAGGAGCTTGCGCCGCGCATCACGTGGGAGCGCACTAGTGAGGACAGTTTGGGCACTGAACAATTGTCGCAGCTGGTGCATGACGGCGTGATCACGATGGATCAGGAGACAGAGAACTGGGTGCGGTACAGGGCGCGCATGCCCAAGAAGACGGAGCCGCGTCCCGAGGTCACACTTGGTGGTCCTCTCCAGCCGAGAGAGAACAGGGCAACAGCCGGTGAGGTTGCCGGCGAAGCGCCAGGAGCGGGAGCGGGCAATAAGCCTATCCCGAATCCGGCCATGACCAGTCTTCCTAGCGGCGGAGCAGCACCCACAAAGACCACCGCAAGTGCGGGGTCAGGGGAACGGATGCTCCCTCCCTCTTCTGACCCCGCTCCCGCTCATCACCGGTGGTGGAGGAGGGGTAGATGAAGGGTCCATTCATGGTGACCGTTCCGAATGTCCCTATCATGCATGCTGGGATTGAATACAACCTAGCGAATGGTCCCACGACATTCACGCCGGAGGATTTGCGCGATGCGGTCATGGCTGCGAACGAAGATCCTAGCATTCCTAGCCCGCGTCTCAAGATCGGACACGTAGATCCACGATTCAACGATCCGAAGAAGTTTGATGCTACGCCGGCATTCGGGCGTGCAATCAATCTTCGGTTGTCGGAGAACGGCACGTCCGTTTATGCCGACTTTGCCGGAGTCCCCAAATGGTTAGCCGACATCCTTCCATACGCTTATCCCTCGCGTTCGGTCGAGGGCTTCTGGGGGATCCCAAGCCAGATGGGGCGCAAGTGGCGCTTCGTGCTGTCCGCCTGCTCTCTGTTGGGTGTGCAGTGGCCCGGCGTCACAGTCCTCGAGGATTTACCGATGTACTACACAGAGGAGATCCCCGAGGGTGTCATCATCGACGACACGATCGTCGAGGCTGTCCAGGCGGCAGCTGCGAGCCAAGGAGGTGATATGAGGTTCCGGAGGCAGACTACCGCCTCGGCAAACCTCGACGACGTGCGTCGTGCATTCTACAACGAGTTCCTGCCTGATCACCCACTGGCCAACTGGTGGTGGATTCAGGCTGTGCTCACAGGGCCCAACGAACTCGTTGTCGAGGATGACGAGTCGGGACAGCTGTACAAGCTGTCGTATGAGAGCGATGTGGATGGGACCGTGCAGTTCGGCGAGCCCACAGCAGTTCGCATCGACTACATCCCGGACGACCGGGAAGCGCAAAAGGCTGCGGCGCCAATGCTCGCAGCAACGCTGGCGATCGGACGCGAAGTCCTGGCCAGCTGGTCCGATCGGGCGGCAAGCCTGCCCCCGACAACCGCATCAGGAGGTGCGATGGATCCTCAAGAGATCCGCCGTGTCCTGGGCCTATCGGACACTGCGTCCGACGATGAGGTCCGGGAAGCCCTCCGTGCGTTGAACGCGGCAGCTGGCTTGCCGGTTGCCGAGACCACGGAGGAGCCGGAGCCTGCTCCAGAACCAGAACCGGAGCCTGCTCCAGCGCCAGAGCCGGAAGAGCAAACGACGCCAGTTGCTGTTGCTGCGTCTATTGCGCTTCCGTCTGGCACCGTTCTGATCGACGAAGCAACGCTGACCGAGCTCCGTAACAACGGTCGTGCGGCTGCCGAGGTCGTTCGGGAGCGCAGGCAGGAGCGGCACGAGGGATTAGTCAACGCCGCCATGGGCGATGGCCGCATTCCTCCCGCGCGTCGCGAGCACTGGCTCCAGGCACTGGCCGCTGACGAGGAGGGTGCAGGTCAGGTCCTCGCAAGTCTCGCGCCAGGACTCATCCCGGTTGGAGAGCGTGGTCATGGCCAAGCTCCTGACGAAGCCGATCACGCCCAGGCGGACGTAGAGACCGTGCAGGCGTGGACCCATCAGTTGTTCCCCGAGACGCGCGTCGCTGCCTCAATGGGCGACATCCCGCAGTCGAGGCGGATTCAGACTGACGGAACGTACCGGAGGGTGTTCTCATGAACAACGAGTGCATCCCGCTGCGGGAGGCAGCGTACACGCGCAAGATCACGGTTCACACGACTGGCGCTGTTGTCGGCAAGAAGTTCGTCGCCGCCATCGCAAGCCGTCAGTCCGGCGGTCTGTCCGGCTTGGCCACGGATCCTCTCCCGGCCAACGATGGCTCAGACTACGTCACCGCTGGCGCTCCGGCAGCTGCCGCAGCGGTCGGTGGTGTGGCGGCTTGGGACGCAGCCGCCAATGCGAAGGTACCGATCATCAGCGGTGCGGGCACGATCTTGCCTGTCACGGCTGGTGCGGCGATCACTGCTGGACAGGAAGTGCAGGTCGATGCGACTGGCGCTGTTGTTCCGTATTCAGCGGGCATCAAGGTGGGACGTGCATACACGGCCGCAGGTGCCGGTGGTGTGGACGTCGAAGTCGAGCTCTACTCAATGTAGGAGGGAGGGATGAACACGACACTGACCAGAGACCACGGCGATCGCGTCCGCGTCGAACTGCCGACGCTGGAAGAGCTTGTTGCACGTGGTCAGGCCGATCCCGAACTCCTTCGCATGGAGCTTCGGCGTCTGGGCGTTTCGCATGCGGACAGCTTCACCGCTGCCCGGTTCCAGCCTGTGACGGCTCCGCCGGTTCAGGCAGCGCCATACCCTGGCGCGGTCATGAACCCGCTGGCTCCGCCAACGATCTCTGGAACGACGTTCTCCATCGACATCGCCCTTCAGGACCCTACTCGGGTCATCACACCCATGATCCTCGACCTGACAAGGCAGCGGTTCTTCGTGGACCGCGCGTTCACGTCAGCGGGAGGAGTCACGGGCGGCGCGGTCGTCTATGACCTCGTTGTGTATCCGGACCTCTACATGGACCGGGATGTGGAGCGCGTCGAGCCGGGATCTGAGTTCCCGATCGTCAGCTTCAGCAGGCGTGCCCCGGCTGCGGCGGTCGTGGAGAAGTGGGGTGGTAAGTTCTTCTTCACGGATGAGGCTCGGGATCGCAACTTGGTGACGGAGTTCACCAAGGCCATGCGGCAGCTCAGCAACACGATCGTCCGCAAGATCAACCAGCGTGGCGTCCAGATCTTGGAGTCGTGGATCACCGCAAACTCCAGATCTGTGGTGGGCGTCAGCTGGGGATCAGTCAACACGACGTATGCCAGCGGTTCGAACTGGCCGCTCTTCCCGGCACGGGACTTCGCCAAGGCGGATCTTGTCGCCGAGCAGGAAGAGATGGACATGGACTACAACCTCTGGATCATGAACCCCAACGAGATGTTCAACCTGGAGGGCATCTATGGCGACAAGCTCGCTGCGCTGCTCGACAGCTACGACATCGACATCTTCGTTACCAACCGTATGACTGCTGGTTCGGCATACGCGCTGGCGGAGGGGCAGGTCGGCGAGATGCGCGTCGAGGCACCGCTGTCCACGGAGACGTGGCGTGACCCCAACGGCAAGCAGCAGACCTGGATTCAGAGCTCGGTCCGTCCTCTGATGTACGCCAACAACATGTACGCTGTCCTCAAGTTCACCGGACTGACGTAGGGAGGGAGAGATGGCACAGAAGATCATCAAAGTGCGTCTCTTCACCTGGTTCGAGAACGTCGAATCGCCCATCGACCCGAGTGAGGAAGTGCGTACAGAGCGGATCAGTCACTTCGGTGAAGATGTCGACATCAACGACGAGACCAGCGTGGCTCGTGGTGAGGAGCTCGACGCATTCTTCTCCGACGAAGACGCAGCAGCGATCCGTGATGGCACGTACGATGGACCGCAGGCTGCTTTGCTGGAGACGTTTGGCCAGCATCAGGCGGCCACCCAGGGCGTCGTTACGCCTGCTCTGGGTGAAGGGCCACAGACCTCAACCCTCAGCACCGACGAGCTTGCCGATTACATCGTCGAGAACAAGCTGAGTGTCAACGAGACTGTGGCGCTGGCAACTGAAGGAGACGCCGACAGCATTAACAAGGTATATGATGCTGAGGTTGCAGCTGCGCAGACGAAGGGTGTCGATCCGCGCAAAGGCGTCACGGATCGGCTTGATTCCATGCTCACCACGGCTACGAGCGAGGACTGAGCCGATGTCTGAAGAGCGGAGTCCGGTACTTGCATCCGCAGACCAGGTACTTGGCTCCGCTCTTCTTCTGGAAGGAGAATGATGGCTGGAGGAATTTACCACGGCAGGCTCGTCGCCGATGGCAACGGGAATCTGTTGGCTGATGAGGGTCCTGATTCTGGTCAACCTGTTGCCTACATCGAAGGCAGTTACGTCTTTCTGCAGCCAGGCGAGCCGTCGCACAATGATCGGCATCACGAACGGTTTGCAGAGATGTCTGGTACGCAGTCTGAAGACCCTGATGCTCCGGGTTATGCAGGCAGTAGCCCCGATGATGCTCCGGTAGGCATGGAGCATCACTGGGAGATCTCCGAAGACGATCCCAACTACGATCCGAACTCGCCAACTGGCGTTCGGCTGAGGTCGCTCCCGGATGCGCAATCGGCAAGGATCAGCGGCCACACGGAGGGATACAGTGGATAGCGCAATAGTACTGCCTGGCATCTGGATGCCGGAGAAGCCCAGGCTCATCGCGCCTACATCGCCGTGGGTCCCGACTCGTGTCGGGGCGGAGATGTTCTGGCAGGACTTTGACCTGCCGATCAAGAAGTACATCGACAAGTTGTTCAAGGGTGATCTGAAGGACAACGTTCTGATGATGGCAGGATCGCTCGCCAACTACAGCAGCAAGAAGATTCAGGATCTTCTGTTCGGCGCGACCGCCTACACCGCAGTTACGACAAACTACATCAACCTTTGGGCCAGTGCGCTGGACGACACGTTCAACGGCGGTACGACTGGCAAGTGCGCATACACGAGCTACGCAGCGTTGGCACTCACGAATAACACGACGATCTTCGCTGCTGGCACTGGTACGACGACGTACACCAAGACGTTTCCGTCGGACGCCACGAAGTCCTGGCCGACGTCGACGGGCACCGGCACCAACAACACGATCACCTACCTCGGCATCCTTGACGCTAATGCTGGTACCTCCGCTGACAACGGAATCTGTTGGTGCACGGTCACCTCGACGACCATCAACGTAGGCGACACTCCGCAGGTCGCCCAAAACGCATTGTCGGTGGTCCAGGACTGACGTGTCTGCAGTAGCCCGGACATACTCGCAGGTCAACATCGGCTGGTCGAGTTACTCGGCGCTTCATGCCGATCACCCGACCTGGGTGTATAACCCTGATCTGCTGTATGCTCATACCTGGGCCCTCGCTCCGGCTCAGGTTAGCGCGACGAGCACTATGTCCGGTGCGATCGGCAAGATTGTACCACCCAAGATCATCACTCCGGCGCAGATCTCTGCTACAAGTGCGATGTCGGGAGCGGTTCGTGCTCTGCGCAAGATAGCACCTGCGCAAATCAGTGCGACCAGTACATTTAGCGGTAGCATCGGTAGAAGGAAGGCGGTTGTTGGAGCGCAAATCAGCGCGACATCTACTTTCAGCGGAGCGATCGGAGCTCTGCGCAAGGTTGTTCCAGCACAGATCGCTGCGACGAGCACCTTCTCAGGTAGTACACGTGCTCTACGCAAGATCGTCCCTGCTCAAATCAATGCGACGTCCACCCTTGCCGGCAGTATCGGCAGACGGAGACCAGTCGTAGGAACGCAGATCAGTGCTACGTCTACGTTTGCCGGCACGGTGGGCGTCAGGCGTGGTGTCTTCCCGGCACAGATCGCGGCTACGAGTACACTCTCTGGCGCTATCAAGGTGGCGCGTGGCATTCGGCCGACGACGCAGATCTCTGCTACCAGCACGTTCTCGGGTAGCATCCAGAAAGGATTTGCCGGTAAGCCAATTATACCGGCTCAGATCAATGCAGCTAGTACGTTCTCAGGTAGCGTTGGTGCGCTTCGCAAGGTAGCGCCCGCGCAAATGAGCGCGACGAGCACGGTCAGCGGCGCTGTTAGTGTTCGTCGCGCTATTCTTCCTGCGCAGGTCTCGGCCACCAGCACCCTCTCGGGCAGTGTACGTGTTCTGCGTAAGATTGCTCCTGCTCAGATTAGCGCCACAAGTACCTTCACCGGTGCAATCACAAGGGGTGGTCATCCACAGCCGACACCGGCGCAGATCAACGCTACGTCTACGTTCTCCGGCACGGTAGCTATCAAGCGTGCGATCATTCCTGCTCAGATCAGTGCGACGAGTTCCTTCACCGGAACGATCGCGGTAAGACGGGCAATCAAGCCTACGACGAACATGCTTGCCACGAGCACGTTCTCTGGCGCAGTTGTTGTGTCTCGGGCAATACGTCCGGTCAACATTCTTGCGACGAGTACGTTCACCGGCTCTGTTCGCGTCCTTCACGTCTTTGGTGGTCAGATCAATGCAATCAGTACGTTCGCTGGCTCTATCCGCGTCGCGCGCGGAGTGCTTCCGGCGCAGATTCTTGCGACGAGTACGTTCACCGGCTCTGCCCGTGCACTACGCAAGATCACGCCAGCGCAGATCCTAGCGACCAGCACGTTCACCGGCTCAATCTTCCGGCAGGGTCAGAGGCCGATCGTTCCGACGGCCATCTTTGCCACTTCAACTCTGGGCGGGTCGGTCGGGAGAGCGCGTCCCATTGTACCGGCAGTCATCAATGCGACGAGCACAGTTGCAGGGTCGGTGAAGCGGCTAAGGCCTGTGCTACCCGCCCAGATTCTGGCTACCAGCACCGTTAGTGGCGCGATCGTACGACTACGGGTGATCTACGGCTTTGTAGCTGCCACGTCCAATGTCTACGGCACCGTTTCGGTCGGTAGGGGTGTCGTAGGTGGGAACATTCTGGCTACGGCCACCGTAAGTGGTGCAGTCACCCTGGTACTGCGGGAACACATGGTTGGCACCATGCCTGCCGGATTTATCTTCAACACTCCGATGACCGGGCGTGTCATGACTGTACACATCGGAATTGTTGAGCAGACATTCACCAGGGGTGGTAGCATCAGCGGTGTTCGGAATGGTACTATCGGAACGGTCAAAACAGGGAGCGTGTCATGAATACAGTTAGCTTTACTGACTACACTCCGCCAGCCCGTTTCGACGGTGTAGCGTGGACGATTATCAAGATCAATGAGAGCGCGGTTGCCGATGGCCCGTGGAATCTAATCGACACGCAAGACATCACGCCTGTTGATACTGATCCTTCACATCCTGCAGCGCGTTCGTTCACAACGGACAACGCGACGCTGGTACAAGGCTGGTACCAAATACTATTCGAGGATCCCAGCGGGAGCTTCGTAGCATCAGAGCCCATCCAAAACCTGCCTGAGCCTCAGGCAGAGTGGATGCCGACGGTGCAACAGGTAGCAGATATGATCATCTCGCGCACCAAGGACAAGTACGGTAACGAGGTTGGTACATTCAACGCTGATACACGCCCTACTGATACGCAGGTCATTCAGCTCATCAACATCGAGGCTGACCGTGTATCGGATGTGATCGGTGACGATATCCCACAGCCGCTCTGGGACGATGCTGCCGGTGTGGTGGCTGAGCGCACGGCGATGCAGATTGAACTCGATTACTACAGCGAGCAGGTGAACACCGGCCGCAGCATCTACCCGCAGTTGAAAGAATTGTACGAGGAAGATCTACAGCGGCTCAGCTCGCAGGTCTCCCTCATGATTCAGTCAGGCAGCACGGATAAGCTGGTCGAGACGGGTCCGACGTTGCAGGCGGTCGGCACATTCCCCGACTCTGATCAATATCCCGCCTATGGGTATAGGACCTTATGGTAAATTTCTTCGTCGAAGCGCAAGGCATCAAACAGGCGCAGCTGCGGTTCAACCGCATGGGTGCTGCTGCCGTGGACATGTCCCCTGCTTTCCGACGGATCGCTGTCTTCATGATGGCGATGGAAGAAGAAGTTTTCCAGAGCCAGGGTCGCCGGGGTGGTGGGTCGTGGAAGCCACTCACTCCAGATTGGCTGGAACGTAAGGCTAAGCTAGGCTGGGATCTTCGCATCAACATCGCCAGGGGTGATCTGATGAATTCCGTCACTATCTGGGGTGCGAAGGGGCAAAGGCTTGATATCTGGCCAGATCGCATGTACTTCGGATCAAGACTGCCACAGGCGGAACCGTCTCAGAAGTATCGTCCATTCATGAAGTTTACAGTTGCTGATCGGGAACGGTTTACGCAGATCATCGGTGAACGATTTCTAGAAGCATGGGTGGCTCCCGTTGAGTAGCGTCTTCGGACAGATCTTCATCGCGGACGATCTCGAGAATGCAGCCGTCAACACTCTTGAGTCTTGGTTCCCGGTCTACATTCGTGAGGTGGAGCTACAGTCACCTGCTCCGCCAGATCCCAGAAACATCCCTCAGGATGCTCTGCCCCTGCCGCGTGCCTACATAACGGCCGAGCGGCTTGACCGAGAGAATGCTGATCAGCTGCCGGCGATCGTTGTAGTCAGTCCTGGTCTGGGCAGGAAGATCCCCATGCAAGAGGGGGACGGTACATTCCGAGTTACGTTCTCGCTCGCGATCGGTGTGTTTGTAAGTGGGCAAGATCGTATGGACACCAAGCGTCTTCTCCGGTTGTATACGGGGATGGCTCGCACGATCATACTGCAGCATCAGTCACTGGGCGGATACTCTGACGGTGCAACATGGCTCGATGAGAGCTACGACGACAACTTCAACTTCAACGACACGCTCACCCTCGGATGTGGACAAGTCGTGTTCGAGATTGACGTTGCGGAAGTCGTCAGCAGGTATGGTGGTCCGGCAGCATACGGTCAACCGGAACCACCGCCAGATCCTACTCAGCCTGGGAGTACCTGGCCAGAAGTTGAGACCGTAACCGCCGAAATCGAGATCATGGAGGAGGTGTGATGGCGGAGAAGGCAGCACCAAAGAAGCCACCGGGCGGTGGCGGCGGTAGTGATACCACGTACAAGTTCGTGGGCACCCACGTCCAGGATCTCGCTGACGGCAGTATGCTTGCGATCGGCGAAACGGTGGACCTGGGTTCCGACGACGCAGGTCTGCTGCACAATCAGACGTTGATCGATGATGGCGTTCTGGTTGATGTGGCGTCAATCTCGACCCTGGAAGGAGGTGGTGAGGAGTGATCCTGCTGAATCTGGTCTTCGGCATGCTCGCGACGCTCTATGCGCTACTCGTGCGCCCAGGCACGCAAGTTGTGCAGCTGACCGTTGCACCGCCTCGCTCCGCTCCCACCAACACCGGCGTCTGGTTCGCTGTAGGGTTGTGTGACCAGGGGCCAAGCAACGCGCCGGTGTTCATTCAGAGTATGACTGACTTCACCCGTCTACTAGGAGCGCGAGTCTCGTACAGTATCATGTACGATGCACTCAATGTCTTCTTCCGGGAGGGTGGGAGTCAGGCGTATGTCGGACGTGTGGTTGGTCCGGCAGCTGCTAAGGCGACTACGAATCTGAACGATGCCGGCGCAGCAGTCTCACTTGTCGTCAGTGCTCTGGGCCCAGGAGCCTACGGAAACAACTTGAAGGTTGGGGTGACCGTAACAGGCGGCACTTACGTCATTCAGGTCTCCGACATCAGCAACAACATCCTGGAGCAGTCGCCCACGCTTACAACGCAGGCCGATGGTGTAACCTACGGTGAGACCAGTCAGTACATCACGATCGCACTTGGTGCTTCGTCCAACCCACCGACCACCAAGGCACTCACCGCGATGACGGGTGGCAATGACGATCGGGGTAACGTCACCGATGCGCAGTGGGCAGCCGCGCTCGCTCTATTCAGCAAGGATCTGGGTCCGGGCAATGTTTCGGCTCCAGGACGAACGACAGACCTTGGACACACGCAGCTAGCCGATCATGCTGCTGCCAACAATCGGTGTGCGATTCTGGATTCGCCAGACACGCCGACCCAGGCAACAGTCACCGCCTCGGCAACTGCGGCCAAGGCAACAGGCAACGGTCAGTACGCTGCATTCTTCTGGCCTTGGATCAAGGGTCCGGGTGTTGTTGCTGGTACGACGTCCGTCGTTCCACCGTGTGCTCTGGTTGCGGGGCGTTCGTCGGCAGTTGATGCGAGTGTCGGTCCTGCAGAACCAGCCGCTGGTCTGGCCAACGGCGTCTCAAGTTGGGCCGTTGATGTAAGTCAGCCGGCAATCGACGATAACACGCGTCAGACGTGGAATACTCAGGGCATCAATGTCGTTCGCGACATCTATGGTGCCCCGACAATCTATGGCTGGCGTTCACTCGCAGATCCTGTCAACAATCCGTACTGGGTCCCGCTGGGCACTGTGCGCTACCTCATGGGACTGGCGGCTCGGGCGGCAGCGGTTGGTGAACAGTACGTCTTCGACATGATCGACGGCCAAGGGCATACCATCGCGGCCTACGGTGGTGCGCTCACCTCTCTCGTCATGGCAGACTGGAATGCCGGCGAGATCTACGGCGCGACGTCCGACCAGGCATTCAATGTGGACGTTGGGCCAGCAGTCAACACACCAGCGGTGCTTGCCAATAACGAGCTCAGGGCAGTCATCGCGGTGAGGCCATCTCCGATGGCTGAGCTCGTCACGATCGAGATCGTGAATACTCCGATCACCCAGGCGGTGGCATGATGGCTGGCGGTCCGACTAGGTCAGATACCTATCTGCTGAACGTTCACGTCGAGGACGTCGCAGACCCAGGTAGCCTGATCAATCTCGGCACCTGGGACAAGATGACCGGCGGTGGGCAGTCGGCAAGCTCAACGCAGTACCGGCCTGGCGGTATGGCTCCGCCCGTATCGCTCGGCGGTTTGGTGTCCGTCGCCAACGTCGTCGTGTCTCGGCTGTATCGGCTCGCGCGCGACCACGATCATGTGCAACGTCTCCTCAACGGGGTCGGTAAGGCAAACATGGTTGTGAGCAAGCAGCCGCTCGACATCGACGGAAACGTCTACGGAAAGCCCATCGTCTATCACGGGATCCTCGATCGCTGCACACCACCGGAGGTGGATTCTGAAGCAGCCAATGCAGGCCTGATCGAGCTCGAGATGGTTGTCGAGGGCTACCCAACGGCGTCGTAGGAAGCATCAAAGGGAGGGAGCAAAGATGGTCGAACCTGATATGCCGGTTCTCTCGGATTTGGCTACGAGTAACAGTGACCAACCGGAGAATCTGCTTGGACAGCTGGCGGAGAAGCGGAGAGTCATCTCTGAGACACGAGAGACACATATTCCTGTGCCTGGATATGACAAAGAGCCTCCGCTTCTCCTTGCCAGACACCGATTGCTCGATGGTCCTGAGATCGAGCGGATCGGCGGTAGGATCACGCGGGAGCACAAGTCGCGCTGGGAGCGCCAGATTAACGCGGCAGTAGAGATGATCATCATCTCCTGCACCGGCATGTTCGTGGACGTCGCCGGTGATGGTGAGATACAGCCACTCACGTTCCACGGTGAACCCATCACCGGCTTTACGCGAGATCTGGCTGAAGCGTTGCAGTTTGACGACAAGATCGAGGACGCTGACCGTGCACGTGACGTCGTCTTCGGCCTGTTCGCCAATAACGACGCCGCGATCGCGCAGCATAACTTCGTCCTCAACCGCTGGTTCACGGACACCAGCGTTGATGTGACGCAGGAGTTCTTCAC